GTACTCCGTCTGGTTGTGAGTAATAACCGTCACCTTGTTTTTTATCCGAAACAAAACCTGTATGATCTAAAGTTGTTGTAGTAGAACCATCGGAAGTTTCAGTAGTCGTGATTTCTTCTACAATAAGTTCATTTGCATCTGTAACAGTTTTTACAGTGAAAGTTGTGTTATTGTTTGTTGTTCCTGTCACAGTAATAAGATCTCTAACGGCAAAACCACTTAAACTTGTTGTAGTGGATGTGATTTTATACACACCGCCCGATGCAACGAAACTTATGTCTGTTCCAGTCACATCAGCAATATGCGATTTTGCTGATAATAATGTTGTGCTTGTCTGTGCCATTTGCTATTATTTATTCGGCCTTGCGTCTCTTGAATCTTGCAGTTTTTGGACCCAAACCATATACAGCGGCCAACTCGTGTGGCTCTTGTCCGTCTATTGTGGTGATATCAATAAATTTTATTTTATATGCTTTCCCGTCTGCTTCACCGTATTCTTCGCATAAACAATCATTTTGATTTAACTTTTTGACCTTTAAAAATGATTTTTTTATCACAGGAGATCCCCATAAAGATTTTGTAATCTCGGCCTGTACTATTGAATCTTTTTTAAAGATATTACGATTTATTAGTTTTTGTATGTGTTCCATTTTTCACCTTTTCAAATTTAACGACTTTGTCTATTCCTTTTTGCGCCATCATATAGATGGGAGTCAACATCTGCTCCTCACTTACGTAAAAATAACCGTGATAACAATGCGGATATTTTCCTACTAGATAATCTAATACATACTTGTTCGATACCAAACATTCTGTATCATTCCTTTCTAAAAATGCCCAAAGATTTTCTCTTTCGGTTTTAGATAGGTGTTGATGCACATCTTTTTTAAGATGTATTTGATATTTGAACTTTCCGTGCGGAAGTCTTTTACAACCAACTGTATTTTTTCCTAACTTCGCAAATTTAGGATCAACTGTTTCGCTACCGTACCAGTCCTCCCAAAAACTTTCAACTAACAACTTTGCCAATTTTTTTTGAGAATAAAATATTGCTTTGTTTTGTTGTAGTCTAAAATGCATCTTGCTTCTGTGTTCAAGTATAAATTTTGCCAGTGCCTTTGATTGAGCATTAATCTTTACAACAGATCCTCCATAGTTGTGAAATTTAAGGTCATCATTTTTGCCCTGCACTATGTTATATAAGTTTTCATCCGTAGTAGGATAAAGTGCATTTGCATAACTCATTCTAAAGATAGTTTTGTGATCGTACTTGTTAAAGTACAATCTATTATGATGTTTTCTCATCGGCTACTTTTGGTTTGAATTTATCTAGAACTTTTTTTGCACGGAATTTAACTATTAGTTTAGGCACAACGTCATCACTTAATTCAACATCAACCATACCACCTTCTATTAATTCACCAAACAATATCATTTTAGATAATGGTTTTTTGATGTCTTCGTCAATTACTCTCTGCAACGGTCTTGCACCCAATTTAGCATCGAAACCTTTTTTCACTAAAAATTCGATTGCTTGTTCGTTTGCATTTACTTCAACATTTTTTTCTATTGTCATTGTGTTAAGTTCAAGTATAAACTTCTTAACAATTGACTTCATTGTTTCTTGGCCTAGTTTATCAAACTTGATAATTGCATCTAATCTATTTCTAAATTCTGGTGGGAAGAATCTTCTTACAGCATCATCGTCCTCGGTCCTTACAGCATCACCAAAACCAATACTTGCTTTTTCCATTTCTTCAGCACCCAAATTAGATGTTAGGATTAAGGTAATATTTCTGCAATCTGCTTTCTTACCATTAGAACCTGTAACTGTTCCATAATCCATAACTTGCAACAACATATTTGTTACATCTCGATGTGCTTTTTCTACTTCATCAAACAACACCACTGCGTGTGGATTCTTCTCAATTTCGTTTATAAACATACCACCACCCATTTGTGAATCCTCAAATCCTACATATCCGGGAGGTGAGCCAATTAATTTCGCAATAGAATGTTTTTCTTGATATTCAGACATATCAAATCTTATCAATTCAACACCTAGTGTTTTAGCAAGTTGTCTTGCAGTTTCAGTCTTACCGCAACCAGTTGGTCCTAAAAATAGGAATGATCCAACAGGTTTGTTTAAGTTTTTAAGTCCTGCTCTTGCAACCAATATCTTATCAGTGATAGTATTAATTGCTTTGTCTTGCCCAAAAACTTGTAATTTCATTTTCTCTTCAAGTGTTTTTAAATTGCTTGTTTGTTTTTGTGAAAGTTGTTCAATGCTTATTCCTGTTAGTTGTGATATTTCATGTATAATTTCATCATGATCAATTTTACCATCTTTAACACCATTAAGTCTTAATCTTGCACAGGCAACATCAATAATGTCTATTGCCTTGTCAGGTAATTTTTTATCTGCAATAAATTTGCTTGAGTAATCAACTGCGTCCTCACAGGCCTCATCTGTAATTGTGCAACTATGAAACTTCTCATAATATTGTTTTACACCTTTTAATATCTTTACTGCTGTTTCTTTAGTTGGTTCTCCAACTTGTAGTCTTTGGAATCTTCTCATCAATGCTCTATCTTTTTCAAAATATTTTCTGTATTCTTCCCAAGTGGTTGATGCAATTACTTTTATATTGCCATTTAGTAAAGCAGGTTTGATCATATTAGCCATGTCCATGCTATTACCTTGTCCAGTTGCGCCTGCACCTACAATCATATGTGCTTCGTCTATGAACAATATAGTTTTGCCTTTTTTATCTAAAGCATTTACAATAAGTTTTAATCTTTCTTCAAAGTCTCCTCTAAACTTACTACCAGCGATCAAGGCATTGACATCAAGACTGAATACAATATGATCTTTAATATATTCTGGTACATCTTCTTTATTTTTTGCTATTCGTCTCGCAAGACCTTCTACTACTGCTGTCTTACCTACACCAGGATCTCCAACAATTAGCACATTGTTTTTGTTTCTTCTCGCCAATATTTGTTTAAGTTGATTAGTTTCTTCTTCTCTACCAATCACTGGATCAATTTTTTTATCAAAATATTTTTGGTTTAAGTTTTCACAATAACTTTTTAATATTCTATCTGCTTGATTTGGACGTAGTTTTTGTTCAGGCCCTGGCTGTCCGCCACCTAACGCCGCCATACCCTCATCTAATATAGTTTCTGTTGAAACTAGATCCATAAGATCCTGTTTATCAACTTTAAATTTTTTCAAGAAATAACTTGCATAACTTTTCTTCTCCGCGAATATGCTTATTAGTATGTCAGTGGCAGTTACGTCTTGTCTTCCTTGGAATAGAGCCTGTGTAAATGCCCTATTCATTAATCTTTCTAATGATGCTGTTTTTCTTGGAGCAACCGGCTTGCCTGATTTTGACACAATATCAGAACACTTTGTATCGAGATATGTTTCAACTTCTCTGATCATTTCACCTATAGGTATCTTAAAATCATGAAGTATAGTTCCTATATCTTGGTTTTTAATTAAAGCCAACAATATATGTTCTATTGTCACGTATTCGTGTTTTCTCTTTTCTGCTTCTTTTACAGCAGATTCAAATATGTGTTCAAGATTTTCGTTTGCGTCTAACATCTCCACTCCAGTCTATTTCTCCCTTTTCGATTGCTTCACTAGTTCTAACATCTCTGTCATCCCATTGTAGTTCTTGTTGTATTGCGGCAATAAGTCTATTAACATCTTTTTTATCAATCGGTCCTTTCCTTTTTATTTCGAACTTCCAACCCATTTTTCCGCTTTCTTTTTTGCCATGTCCCATTTCATCTTCGAAACTCTCTGATCAAATGTAACACCATCTAGATGGTCTAGTTCGTGTTGAAAGCATTTCGATTCCATACCGTCTAAATGTTGCATTAGTGTTTCACCTTTTTTGTTTTGCCATCTTACTGTTACTTTTTCAGGACGTAAAACTTTCACAAACAAACCTGGGAAACTTAAACATCCTTCTTCGTCCAATGTTTTTTCTTCACTTGCTCTAACCACCATTGGATTATAAATTATAGCAGGAATACTAAATTTGTCAAATGACTCATGCCCTATTGCGAAAAATCTTTTAGTAATACCAATTTGATTTGCCGCTAGACCTATTCCGTTGCAGTTTTTCATAAGATTGATCATATCTTTTTCGAAACGTTCTATATCCTGGTAATTAGGTAACCCCTCATTAAAATCAAAATCTGTGCTTTGTTCATGAAGTGTTTTATATGGGTTAACAAATATTTGCATTACAAGTCCTTAATTTTTTTCAAATCTTCTTTTGAAAGTTTTGGAATCAATACAATAACTTTTATGTAAAGATTTCCTCTAATATTTAATGCTTTGTGTACCGGTAGTCCTCTTCCTGTGACACTTAATAGTGTTCCGTGTTGTGTGCCTGCAGGCACTTTTACTTTAATAATGTTTTCGTTTAATTCTTTTAATTCAATTACACAACCTCTTATTGCATCAAAACAACTCACTGTTTTTTGTGTGTGTAAATCGTTGCCGTGCCTTGTGTATCCATCACAATCAAGCACAGACACTTGTACCATTAAATCACCTCTAGGCAAATTTGTTACCGAATCATCGCCTAGTCCTTTGTATTTGAATGTTACTCCGTCCTGTACTCCAGCAGGAATTTTTACTGTTGCAAATTCTTCCTTTCCACTGGGCAATCTGTAACTTATAGTTTTTTCATTGTTGTTGAGTATTTCTTTAAGACTTAACGCCATCCTAACATTGATAGATTTGTTCTGTCTTTGTCTTCTTGTTGTTCTAGTACGCACACCACTGAATGGACCAAAACCTGAAAAGAAGTCTTCAAATATATCATCACCAAACATATCACCTGCTCTAAAACTAAAATGTTCACCTTGTCCACCAAAGTTTGCGCCATATTTTCTCATGGTGTCATACTCTTGTCTTTTCTGTGAATCTTTTAATGTGTCGTAGGCTTCGTTGGCTTCTTTGAATTTTGCCTCATTACCGCCCTTGTCAGGATGTTCTTTTTTGGCAATCTCTTTGAATGCTTTTCTTATTTGATCGTAAGAAGCATCTTCCGGTACACCCAGGATTTCATAATAATTTTTCATTTATTATATTGTATAACAGATTGGCAATCTGTCAATGCGTGGTAATTATTTTTTGGTGATGTCTGTCTTTTTGCCGTTGACATAAAGACCAAACCAGGCCGCACCAGCACCTACTACAACAGACACAAAACCTGCCTGTGCGTTGTTTGGATTTTCAAGTGCCATGAACCATTGCATAGTGTTATAAAATACCAAACCATACAATACCATCATGATTCTTGGTACCGTTCTCCAGTTTGATAAAAATTGTGGTAATTCTTCTTTTAGAAACCACCATACCCATTTGATTTTTTCAACTGCATCGTCTTTTGCTTTTTCAACGATTGTCTCTTTATTCTTAACAATAAGTTTGTCTTCTTTTAATTCAGCCATTATTTTGCACCTTTAATTTTTGCGTTTCTTTTTCTGTGACCGTTCCATGCAACAAATCCACCTACTCTCAAAGAGTAGTATGCAAGTCTGTTCATAACATAAAAGCCATTTACAATAACATTGATATCTCTGAATATTTCGTCTGCTCTCTTTTGTGTTATTTCACCCATTGTATCTTTTTTATTTGTCTTTAAAAGTGTTTTATATTTGTATGCGTAGTCATGCACTAGTCCACCTATTAGAAGTACACCAACCGGCGAGAAGAAAGTTCTTAGAAACTTAGGAATACTTGCACCGTCAAATTGAAAACCTGCTGGTATTACATATTCGGTACCATCGATATTATACTTCCAATCGTCTACTAATATCCAGTTCCTTGTTGCTAATAGCCAACAAACTATACCACCCCAAAAACCTTTTCCTTTTGTCGGAATAGGCACAGGTTGTAACTTAGGCATTCCTTTATAGTAAAATTTCATTTTTGTCGTTGATCTTTTGTCTGTAAAATTTATTATCGCGGCTATGATTACAACAGCGATTAATACTGTCCACTGCCAAAATTTCATTGCTAATGATATAATAAGTTCCATAATTTTTTCCTCTAATTAATAATATACGTATTTATTCAATATCTCCTTGTACAGTACCCGCTTTTACTAATTTTTTTCTATTAGCCATGTGTTTTGCTTTTAGTTTTGCTTTGTTCCCACCAAAGTAAGGCACCGCAAAACCTTCTCGGCACATAAGTTTTGATACTGGTTTGCCCTTGTACAAAAAGTCTCCAAGTACTCTGCCAAACTTACCCTTCATGTCTACACCTTTTTTATTGATGGTTGTTTTCAAAACCGTGTCTTTACCTAGTACTCTTTTAAGCATTGCCTTGCTGGCCAACCCAAACTTCTTCTCAATTTTGTCTCTTGTTCTTGACTCTGGAGTATCAATACCCATTATTCTAACACGTTCATTTTTCTGCCAAATGCCAAAACCAAGATCTATATCCACGTCTACTGTGTCGCCGTCTACAACTCTGATCACTTTTGCTCTATAGGTCCACATACTACTTTAATATAATTGCTTTGATTGACTTCTCGCCCATGTATATCTCTGTTTCGGCTTCGCCTTTCCAACATTGATATTTCACACTAGCACTGTATTGTCTTTCTGCTTGTCTTTTACCTCGTAAGCATTTTGCCATGTTTTCTTGAATACGGTGTTCTTTAATTTCACCATTAACAAACATTAGTAAGGCTACAACTGATTCGATCATTAGTGTTCACTCCCATTTTTATAAACAATTTCTCGGTCAGCATCTTTTAACTTCTCGATGGCTTGTTGTGCCTTCTCCATTTGTTCTTTTAAAAATTCAATATTTACTTTGTTGTTTGCCATATCGTCCAAATGCTTTTGCATTCTGTCCACACTTTTATATAAGTCCTCTATCAACATGAATTGCTCAATGTCTTGTGAACTTTGTCCTAACTCACCCCTTGGATATCTTATTCTAAAGTCTGTGTTTTTTGTCACTTCATTGTGAAGTCTTTCGTCCTCGGCAGTCATATCTTTTTCTAATAGTACTGACTGTGTTTCTAATTTGTTTAATCTTTCAACCACTCCAAAATATGCCCAAACTCCGATCGCAACTGCTCCTATAATTGATAACAGATTACGCATTGGCATTGATATTGATGTGCTATCACTTATTTTCATACGTCCTTTCCGCATGACGAACAATCACAGTCCCTACATTTGCAATTATAACAAACTTCTGGACAGTGTGCGTCACATTTACAGTTTTTACATTTTTCCATTACTCACCCTCCGTTTCGTAATACTTTTTGTACTCTTCCAACAAATTATTTGTCTCTTGTAATTTTTGTCTTATCTGTGCAAAGTTTCTAGCAAGTACTTGGAAGTCTTTGTCTGTAATTCCAAACAGCACAGGATCAATGCCTGCCTCTTCTAATTTTTTAAATACTTCTTCTGCATTTTCACTAGTAATAATTATCCATCTGATTTCTTCCATTTGCAATGGAGTCGGCATTGGATAATTTAACTTTTCTCTAGGCTGTTCAACTGAGAATATTTTAATTTTTTTCTCACCACCTATACTACATCCTGACAATAACATACACACCATTAATGGTACTGCTACTATCCATGCAAGTCTATAAGATTTATCTTTATTGATGTTCGACATAATTTGGATTCGCTAGTGCTGGGCACTCTGGGTTAATTTGTGATTTCAAAGTTGCTTTCAATTCTTCTTCTGTGTGTTCGGCACCAGATGCCAACTCTATACATCTTGCCGCGTTTTTACTTCCACCATTTACAATTCTTTCAATCGACTTTGTTCTTTCTATTGCTAGTTTTCCAATGTCTCTATTTTTCTTTGTGAACCTTTTGTCTAGGTCTTGTAAATCTTTTTTGAAAGTATTAATTAAAACATTAAGTTTCTTGTTGCTTTCCATTATTGCTTCAAAGTCGGCTTTTTGTTGCTTTAAAACTTTATTTTGCTCCTCAACTGCCGTTTCCAATTTCAGTTGATTTGCTTTAAGTGTGGCGTTGTCCGCTCTTAATTTCATAACATACATACCTGCACCTGCCACTCCAAGTATCAGCATAATTGTTATTATTGATTTAATCTTTGCAAATATCATTATGTACGTATTTAACCTTTTATTATTATATTCCTGCAGTCTGGATACTCATGGATCTTAGGAAGAAAATTATCTTTCTTTATGTAATCATTTAACAGTTTGCTACATTGTTCTGCGTGTTCATATGGCATATTATAATGGAAACCTAACTCGAAACTCTTTTGCGTATGCCATTTTTCTACAGTAGGATCTCTTCCATCATATGACATTTGTTTTAAATGTTTATAATCCTCTGCTGAGCCACATAAGATTGCTCCACCTCTTTTGTTATCCAAAGGTTTTCCGTTGCCAAAACTTAAACATTGTAATTGACCTTTTCTGTACATTTTTGGATGCAATAATCTCGCACTATCCCATATGTTGGTGCCAATAAAATTGTATTCACCTATCCACATCTCATCAATCCATTGCACTTCTATACCTAATTTTTTCATTGTCATAGGAACAGACAGATATGTGTAGCAACTTGATTTTAATTTTTTTACTTTGTTTAATCTAAGACACAACTCTATTGCGTGTGTGCAACAGTCAGTCGCAACAACATATGGAGCACCTGTAAATTCTGCCAGTTGCTTCTCTAATTTGTTTATAGGATTATTGTATGAGTCCTTGTTTGTATACTGTTTTTCCATTTTCTTTCATCGCGGTTAAGATACTTTTACGATTGCCTTCTGCTTTATATGACACGTGTACCCAACCCGAATCCGGTATACCTGGAGTGTAGAATTCTAATATGAGTTGATCGAAATCTAAATTGTCTTGGATCCATTTAGCAACATCATAGTTTGGCGTGCCTGGACACTCTATATCAACTGCCTCACCTTTGCAGTGTTGTGATTTTGATGAACCACCAACTGCTTCGTTAAGTGCTGGTCCTCTGTATCCTGAATTGATCACTGTGACACCAAAATTATCTCTTACCTTTTGCACTACATTGGCAAATAACTCTTTCGCACTTGCTAGATGTTCTTCACCTGGAGTGTTGTCTAAACCTTTTCTTGTTGCGGTTTGACTTTTTGTAAATTCTTGTAAACTGAAATTTTCTGATAATCTTACCATTTGTACTTACTTAACACAACAGAGTCGGCCCCTTTTGAAAAAACGAATCTATCTTCAGTAGTTTTGGTAATATTAAATGGTCCAAAGTATTTTGTTAGATAAGTGCATTCAGCCATTGCTTTGGAATCGATGTTGAATGCTTTTACTTCTTTTAGAATATCTTGTGTAGGTCCGTATTGATGTAATTCGAATTGCAGTCGTTCGTTTGCGCCATTCTTTTTGATCGACACTATGTTGTTGTCCAATTTGAATTCCATCATGTTAAATTTGTCAAAGAAGTCTTTTACTTCACCAATTCTCAATGAACCCATTTTTTGCGTGTATGCTATTGGAGTTCTTGGAAGTACGTCTGCTAAATTTTTTGGTGATGCTTCGAACGGAACTGTTCTTTTATGATATGTGAATTCCCATGGTCTTTGTTCGTTAGTAAGTTTTGCTAGGTCAGTTAAAAATTCATGTATTTCTCTGTCTACTTGTTCTGTTCTAGCAAACTCTATGAATACTCTATGTTTGCCATCTTCCAAAGTTCCTGGAGTAGCATCTGCATCAAGTATTGCCTTGTATCCTGTTTCTGCAAAACGTTCAAGATCTTTTGCTGGTTCCAAACCATCAACCACAAACGAAAGGACCATGATATTTCTATCCTCGCCCATTTTACTTTTAAATTGATCGATTGAAAAACGTCTGTTAACAACGCCTTCTAAATCACCGGCTTTTAATCCTTCTTTAAGTCGCATCTTGTATATTTAGATCTGATCCCATGTCATCGGAATAGTTCTGGTCAACATCTAGATCTTGTTTACCAAATTTAAAATTACTAATAAGTTCTTTTGGCATTTTGATATTAACCACCCATATGTCATGAGCATCTATCTTTCCTTTTACTGTACCTGGTCTGTAATCTTCTGGTCCTTTTATTTCTCTAGGTTTCATTAATTCGTCTTTTTGGTATGAAACTTTACAACCTCTGTCTAGCAATCTCTTGCCACCTGCAGGATCTGGCATCTTTTCCGCAGGCCACATAAACGAACATTCAACAAAATGTCTGTGATCAACCGGACCGGTCAATAACTCACCGTCTTGCCAGTTTTCGAAAACATAGACATCTAGTTCGTCCATAACTCTTTCGAAATCTTTAAGAATAGTAAGAGTAGGTCCTACTGCGTATAAAGACTGTATATTTTTTATTATATCGAGTACATCATGCATAGTACAGTTATTTATGAAATATTTGTTACCCTAGTTAAAGGCTAGTATATCTCGTTGGTAACACAATTAAATATTTGTACATGATTCGTACACAACGAATATTCAAAAAACAATCCAACATAATCAATCACGGGGTATCAAATGCTACTAATGAAAAGCCTACAAATGCGACCTTTAAGGCAAAGGAAACTATGGATACAAATGAAGAGACAACAAGGACGACACGACAAGAGAGCGAGGCTGTATCTAATGAATCAAAATTGGTTGAAAATAAGGAAACAAAAAGACAGAAGGAGACGGAGATTACTGTACAAAATATGGAAAATGAGACAGTTACGTTTGTACGGTATTAAGAATTAACAAACTGATCCATGGCATCCGCATACCATTTGCGATAGTGCTTCTCGACATTTTCAAATGGCATATTATCTCTCATACCGAGAGGTATACCAGGCAGTTCACATTTCAATACTTTTTTATTGACCAGGTCTAGCACCACTGTGTATTCCAACATCTTGCCAGGCCCGATCTTTTTCTTTGATAGTTCGACAAATTCATCAAACTTCTTATCTGCCTTGATAATGTATTTGACGCAGAAATATCTTTTCTTGTCGTGTTTTTTACCCATTTTTACTTTCTAAGTACTCCATCATTTTTTCTGGAGTAGATTCGATATATGGATCATCGTCATCGCCGTCATTGTTTATGCCGGGTTCTTGCCACCATCTCTCAATCACGCCGTCGTTTATGACCGCCATGAATCTCCAACTTCTGTTTCCGAATCCTAAATGATTTTTTCCTATCAACATACCCAAAAATCTAGTCATGTTTCCGGAACCATCTGGTATTACTTTTACATTACAGATATTCATTTTTTCGGCCCAAGCATTCATAACAAAAGAGTCATTAACACTCATGCAATAAATTTCATCTATGCCCATGCCTTTTATTTTATCGTAATTGTATTCGAAACCAGGTAATTGTTTTGATGAACAAGTTGGTGTAAACGCACCAGGTAGGCTGAAAAGCACAACTCTTTTGCCTTTGAAGTAATCATCGGTTGTCATATCTTTCCATGAGCCACCTATAGGACATCCTGGTCCTTCCGGTGCTACGTCACCTTGTCTTACTTTAAATGTTACCTTAGGTAATCTTCCTTGCATTGTTTCTCCTTTCTATTGCTCTTTTGACAATCTTGTTAATTTTATCATCACACTTGCCAAATTAATTTCTGGATCTGCAACAAATGAATGATCTACTAAACCTTGTTTTATTATAAGAACTGCTTTGTCTTGTGCGTCTTCGTCTTTGCTAATCAAATCTAAATTATCATATAGCCATCTGTATATTTCTTCACACTCTTCGGGCCTTGCTTGACTACATACCAGTTTACGTGCTTCTTGTATTTTTCCTTGCTTGAATAACTCAACCATTTGTAGTCTGTAATCTTGTTGTCCACTATCACCTTTTGCTGGTGGCATAAGTTTTCCACCTCTGCAATTTTGTTGTATCATATTAATACATTTTCTCAAGTCAGGATATGATGCTTTGACATAAGTGTCTAGTGTATCTATGTCTTGCTCTATGTTTTCTTCAATCAGTATCTCAGCCGTTCTTGCCGTGAACTCTGTTTTATCTATTGTTTCCATATGGAAGCCTTGACATCTGCTGTGGAGTGCTGGAATTACTCTGTTAGGATAATTGCAAGTCAATATGAATCTTGCTGATGTATGATATGCCTCCATTACACCACGTAGTGCCGCTTGTCCATTTGGACTCATATAGTCGGCTTCGTCTAATAGTACATATTTGTATGCACCGAAAGGCATTATTTGTACAAAATTATTAATTTTATCTCTTACTGTATCAACAGAATTTTCTCTTGAAGCATTTATTTCTAATATGTCATAACTGCTGACATCTAGTTCATTGAACAAAACTTTTGCAAGTGTAGTTTTACCTACACCAGGAGCACCACTTAATAAAAGATGTGGAATTGCTTTATTGTTTATCCAAGATGATATTTGCTCTCTTTGTGCTTCATCTCTCACAACATATTCTTTTAATGTTTTCGGTCTATATTTTTCTACCCAAAGTTCTTTCATTTACCATCCCATATAATTTTTAAACAGACAACCAACAATCACCATGAACGCAATAAAAAATCCTGGTATCATTGCCGCAGGGTGCATACGTTCCATAACATATTTGTTGTGTTTTTCTACTTCTTCGATTTCTTTTTTATTCATTTACTTCCTTTACAAAAATTCCGTCTATCATTTTTCCTTTTCTATCTTTGATATCATTATATGCTATTTGTAAACATTCTTCAATAGTGTAATCATTACGTTTCATAATGTTCAACATCACTACAAGCATATCACCAAGATCGTCTTTTATATCCTCACCTTTGCAGGCATGGTCACTTAATTCACCTAATTCTTGTACTAGTTTTAAAATTTGATCCTTGTCTGTGCTACCAGCAATCAAGTTTCTATCTTCAAACCACATATTAACTTTTTCAATTAATTCGTTCATTTCTTTTCCATTAATATTTGTTTTGGTGTTTTACTGCCAGGATGTAGTTTTACCATTCTACAACTGAATAATTTCTTTGCACCTTTACTTGTTATTATAACAGGTTGTCCGTGTTTGTCAATTTCAATTGCTTTTATTTTTGTTGTAACGTTTCGAAATCTACCAACTTCTACTTCGTCACCTACATTTACGGTAAGTTTAAATTGCTTCATGATGCATATATTACATTATTTTCTAAATGCTGTCTATATAATTGTTCAGCGGCTAGGTTTTTACCTTTGGCTTCTGTTTGAATGTCAAAGTCATCACCAAAACTCAATGCCCAATCATTTACCTTTTTGTTTGGTAACAGATCCGAATGTGCTCTAAGTTTTTGTTTTTTGCAACCACGTTCCAATAGCATTTTAATATCATGCATTTCAGTATGAGTCTTATCACCCAATCCTGCCACTGCTAGGTGTTCATCTCTGGAATAGGAATAGTGTAGGGTAGGCCTCACACCACGCCAACTATCTATAACTCTTTTTACTCTATCATCGTTTGATTGAATATATTCTTCGTCACGTATCCAATGATGATGAATATCTAAAACCAATGCTAGATCCTTTTCTAGTTCTAAACTTTTTTCTAACCCGTGGCCCATCTCGTCATTTTCTATTGTAATTAGATTCCTTGCTTCTTGCGATAATCTAGGTAGTGCCTTTTTAATTCCATCTGGACCCTGTCTACCAGAAATATGTACGTTAATTTTGCAACCGTCATGCCATGTTTTGCCGTAACCCATCCAACGTGCCATGTCCACATGATATTCAAATTCTAAAATGCTTCTTTCAACAATGTCTGGAGTAGCACTAGACAACACACAAAACTGACCTGGATGGAAAGAAACTTTTACATCTAGACGTCTTGCGGCCTCACCAACCGGAGCGAATATTTTTGCACAATGATCTTGTATTTCTTTTCTTTGCCACCAATCTATCCAATTCTTTTCTGTGTAGCCTTGCAACATTTCGGATCCAAGTCGTACCATTCTACGTTCAGGTTCTAAGGATCCAACACGTTCGACCATTTTCTTTGCCGCCGCGGCGTTGTGGTTCATTATGTCCCACTGTCTTTGTTCAGCATCGTTTGGATGTTCTCTCAACCAACGCATTGTGGTTGAACGGCCATTAAGATCTCTGTCCTTGGCGTTTACTTTCATACCACCAAATTCAGAACTATCATTAAGCCATTTGCAACAGAAACCTATACGCATAATACAATTATAGCAGATTTTATGATATTGTCAATTAATCGTTACCAGGTAGTGATGTCATTTGTTTCATTCCACCTGTGTTTACATAACCGGCTTTTTTCCGATTGTGTGCCGGTTCTTCGTCTGATACTAATAAGATATCGTTTTCGTCGATCATTCTTACTTCTAATTCGTTGCCTTCTTTTACCACTTTAAATGCTCTTGACCATCTTCCGTGAGCAACCATTACCCATTGTCCAACTTTTACATCTTCTTGTTGATTTCCAACAGCATATACTTTTGCCCAACGTGGGTGTACGCCTTCGGACGTTCCGTCATCGTCCGGAATAATTAGTCCGCCTGCTGTTTTAGTTTCACCAAAGTGCATATCAGAAACGAGTACTCTCTTTTTTAATGGAGTAATATCGTTTTCGATTCTATACTGTTGTCCACCGTGTGAACCAAAACCTTTATTTTGTAGTTCTTTTATACCCATATTTTTATAGTAGCATTTAAATTAATTTATGTCAATTACAATATGCCCTGAGAATTTAGCCAGGTTATTATATTGTTTTGATCTTTCTTCCTTCCCCATGCATGGTAAAAATAAACTTGCGGCTTGCCTAGTAATTGTGCATTTTTGAAATTAAATTTCTCATCCATTTCTGTAAAAGGAACCTTGCTTTGTAGCACTGCCCAATTTAAAATTTCTGTGTCGGTGTGTGCTAATTTTTTATATACTTTTATCCAATCATACATTTGCTTTGCTGTATTTTTTGTTAAAACAAACACACCTATTTGAAAAATCCTATCTCGTAGTGTCTGTGGTTTGAATATTCCTAACAAAGTTTTTTTGTGTTTTGATCTCAAATCTTTAAGTTTGCTATTTCTATATTTTTCATAATAGCAATATTTGAACGTGTCCTCAGGATAGGATTCAAATATATTAGGTGCGTGTGGCAGTGCTATTACATCACAATCAACATAACATATTTGATCGTACTTTTTCCACCAACTTTTGTCTAACCACAAATCGAAACGTTCAAATGCAGGATGCCTATAACCTAGTTTGCTTTTTTGTACTCTAATGAAATCTATTTTATATTTTTTGCAGTATGCTTCAAATGATCTTTTTGATAAGTCTACAAGTGGTTGTAAACTTAATATGTTATGATACCGAGGTTCTGAATATTTGTAAGGATTAATGAAGTATTGAACAATCGCAGTTCGCATTGTTCATCTTACTCTAATCCGTCAAGTGCCGCGTCGATACCTTTTTTAGTTTCAGTCTTAGGTTTTGCTGTTGCTTTTGGTTTGAATGCATCAGTTGTTTGCCCAACCGCCTTTTTAGGCTGTGGCGTAAACTGTTTAACTGGTTGTGGTTTCGGTGCAGATCTTGGAGCCACAGCAGGTTTAGGTCTAGTAGGAACATCACTTACAACACCTTTAGGTTGTTCATAATATTCTCTCATCACTTCTGCTTTGGTTTGCATCACATCACCAGATCTAGTTAACACATCGCCTCTAGCATTGACATTCATATTACCAACCGCTCTAACGGCTTCGTTAGCGGATCTTAATTTTTCAATGTCAACCATTTTGCCTTGCATGGTTCTGTACATTCTTTTTCTTGGTCTTGCTACCATTATATGCTCCTATTATTATGTATATTACTTATCATCTCAAAAATTCGGTGTAATCTAAATTGTAAAGCATTGGATTAATTTTGTGTACTCCGATTAAAAACAAGCAAAAACTTGACACAGATGATCCTCTGCCAACTCCCCAAACAATGTTATTTGCTCTTAATGTTTCTATGAAGTATATAAGAAATTGCAATACTTTTATAAATCCTTTTTGTTCAAATCGTGAATACTCTTGTTGCACTCTCAATCTTTCTTCATCCGAATGACATTTTTCCAAGAGCCATTGCAACACATTTAATTCATAATATTTTTTGGGCATATGCCAATTATTAATCATCTCATTATCGAAATCTGCGGGTTTGGGTCTTTGTGGTACCTGAGATAATTTTGTTAAATTGATTCCTGTTTTATCAACACTTTTATTAAATTGTTCTGTGTCTTCAAAAAATAATTTGCTTATATCTAGTTGTGGATTTTGATACAATAGTTCAATTGCATTCTGTTCTGTAAAAATGCAATCGCCTGTTTCATTTGTCTTTATCTTTTCCGCCATCTAAAACCTTTGGATTGAATTCAAATATTTTAGCATGGTTGTCGTGCTGTTTGTCAAGTGGAATGTCTTTGTTTTGCCAACTAAAATGTCCTGTGTATATGCCTTTGTCGAGTTCTTTATCATATGTTGCCGTGTCTGCCCGTAACCACCATGGATGGAAATTTTTGTACTTGTCACTAAACCAATCCACAGTATCTAATAATACTAGTTCATCACTGTCTTTGTCAACTGAATATGTTATTCCATCGCCTTGCCAACTAGATAATTCCAAATTGTTTACGGTAATTTTAGAATCTAATACAGCATTTGCTTTGCAAAAACATACTGCCGCCATGATTTGATCATATGGAGGTTTTGGTAATTCAATAAATCTGTTGTTTGTATTTTTTTTCAAAACAGAGAACAGAGGATCATCTCTCCAAACAATAATAGTATTACCAAGAACAAGATCAAATAAATTTTTTAATCTTTCAAAGTATGCTGATTGTTCTTTCAAACTTTGTGAATGAGGAGTGATTGTAATTTTACATTTGTACTCGTTCGAAAATAATTCGCTGTCGACTACAATAATTGATTTGAATTTCGTATCCCAGGTAATTCTTTTTGACATCTACAATACTTACTATTCGATGTTTATTAAATCACCAATATCTGGTTCACCTCTGGCCTTCTTATTATTTTTGTGCCATTCTTCTAAACGTCTTTGTCGAATTGCATTTTGATATGCCAGTAAAGCATTTTGTAATTGTGCTAATAAATTTGGATTCCGACCTCTTCTTGCCACTGCCGCTTTTTTAGTAAGTGATTTTATTCTTGTTGAGATTTGTTCATCTGACAGGCTACTGATATCTTCCTGCAATGGGTTGAAGTCGTGCATATTTCTCCCACCGTGATTGCTCACGTTGTTAACCATTAGGTATACATTTTACCAACTTGGTGCATCAGTACAGTCGTACCACCGTCGACAGTAACAAACTCATAAAGATATCTTCCTGTTGTTGGTGCTGTAATTGTATTACTAGATCCATCTCCGCCTGACACATTGTCAGCAACTTTAACTGCTGTCGGTATTGTCATTGCGTGTGTTGTATTGGTGTACTGAACATCAAATCTGATAACCCCCACTTGATTATTGCCTGGAAAGTTAGCAAAGCCTATGGCGAATCCTGCATTAGTAGTCATCGTTTGATAGTGGCCATTCGCATGGTTCAAAGTTATAGAACCACCTGTTGTGCCGTGAGCGAAAACACTTTGACTAGTGTCTTTCAGTTGTGCTCTGGTGACTATGTTGTCAGCAAAATCTGACGTAGCATTGGTGCTGGCTTTGTTTGTTTGTAAATCTAAAATTTCGTCTCTTGCTTCTGTAAAATTTGTTTTAATTGCCGTGAAGTTATCCCTGAATCCTTGCGATGAATTGTCTTTTCCCGCTATTGGATACGTTCCGTCTATATTACCTGGTACTATCTTACTGCCCATTTAAAATTCCTTTTTTATTGAATACTAGATATTTAGCAACCTTTCTATCCACTGTGATTGAAACGCCGTCTGCGGGTGCTGTGGTAAAAATTATTGTTGTTTGTTGGTTCTCTGTATCGTGAGTTAATTTTATTTCCATTCCTCTGTCCGCTGAATTCAATTGCGTGTCTGCTGTAAGTTGTGGTAATATTCCAGACATATCTGCTGTATCACTTATTGTGTGTTCAAAAACAATATTTCCAACTTTTACTTTGATATCTTCTTCGTGTACTATTTCATTAACAACAAATGACGTTGTACTACCATCACCAGTAAAGGTACTTGTAATTTTGCTGTTAGACACTTTGTATTTGTCAATTTGGAAATGTATATTACCAAACTTTAAATTTTTATCTTTGATTCTTTTTAATACCAAGGCACCGGAACCTGGTTTGCAATATGCAATTGGTACTGCTTTGACGTAACCCAAAGGTGCTCTATCACCTACCTGTGTTGTTCTCATCCATAATGGAAGATATGAATATTCTTTGTTACCCAAACTTTTCATTCTGTCTCGCATATTGTTTACTGCGTTTGGATACACACTTGTCACAAAATCTAAATCTGCTGACAATTGATTGGCATATCTTACTTTAGATCCACTTGTAGAAAATGATAATCCACCGTCTGTGGTCACTTCATATACATTGGCATCGGTTGTTGTGTTTACTGTGGATGCTCTAGGACCTAAAACAGGTTTGGCAACATCACTTCTTAAAAGTATTTCTCTTGAAACTGCTTCACCATCTTTATTTTCTAATGGATCTACTATGTCCAGATATACAACTTCATACTGTAATATATTATTCTTTTTGGCAATCGCTGTTTTCAATCCACCAAAGTATAAAGTTTTTGTGCTGTGGTTTTCTTCCATTTGATTTTGTAGTTGCGTCAATGTTTTTGTTTCTAATCCAGCCAGTAAAAGCATTTCTATACTTTGTCTCATACCAAATTCAGGATCTTCCGGTCTGAAGATATATTTTTCATTGTTAATATTTGGATCTTGTGCAACTGTGTAAAAAATGTTTTCATCTATTCTCGATGTAGAAGTACCAGACATATTTGCAAATTCTAAAGTTGTATAAGGAACTTCTAAATTAATTGTAAATTCTTTTGTACTTGCAGTTGATTGATATTGGTCACTTACCGTTACACTGAACGTATAAGCCGTTGTTGAATCTGTAAGGTCACTTGAATTGATTGTACCTATAAAATTTCCTTGTGGTGACAATGTTATTCCTGGAGGCAATGTACCTTCAGATACATTGTAAGTTAGCACTCTGTTTTCTTCAGAAGCCACTGCTTCTAAATTTAGTAAACATGGTTGCCCAACAGTAATTGTTCCAAGTGTTGCATTTGATAGAAAAGTAATTCCTATATCAATATCACCAATAATTTTAATTTTGTATGCTTGATCTGTGAATACATTTATTCCTGTCGACACAACTCTGTTTGCTCGTATCGTAAAATTATATTCTGTTTCGACAGCGGCCTGTTTTGGTAATGTACCAGAAAGTTCACCAGTGTTTAAATTGATGCTAACTCCTGGTGGCAAAGAACCTGATTGAATTGAATATTCTAAATCTGCCTGTTGTGGATCAAAATCTTCAACATCTATTTTTACAACCAATTGGTTATCATGTCTAAATGTGCCAAGATCGGAAGGAGTCTTGAATACTGGTCTCCTGTTTGCACTAAAGTCTACTGAAAGTTTTGTGCCGGAAATCAAACTTTGATCAACAGTGATTTGATTGTTTGATACTCTCCAATAGTCTGCACTGTATACAAATATGCTGTTTACTTGTTCGGCGTAACTTGCACCGTCTGTTACCCTAACTTTAAATTCAAAGTTTTTAGAAATACTTTTTGTTGTGACAGAATAATCGTAAATGTTTCTTGGATTGTTTGGATCGGCTCCGTCTTTTTGTGTTTCACCTGATACAAGATCCGGATCCCAATCAGGAAACATCTCAGCATCAAATCCTCCACGTGGTGCATATTTTTGATCCTGTGTTAATTGCACAACACCTGTAATTTGACCTTTGGAATCCATTGTGACTCCCGGAGGAAGTTCTCCTTGCACTATCTCATATGAAAGTGTTTGTCCTGCGGCTGTATCTGTGTCAGTTGCTAACAATTGAACACTAACAGCGGATCCATCTAATACCCAATATAGTCCAACACGTGTTGAGTCATCTAATTGTAATTGACCCGACGATGTTGTGAATGTTGGTGCATCTGCACCTTTGATATCTAAAGAAAAAGTTCTATCTGTAACTGTAGATCCAGCAGTGGCCCTAATAACGAAAGTATATAACGTTCTTTTTGGAACCTCTGCTGGAACACCCGTCAGTAAGCCTGATGAAGTAAGTGTAAGTCCTGGTGGTAGGCTTCCTGCAATTACGGAGTAAGTGATAGCCGTAGAATCGGCTGTGTTCGCTTCTAATTGTAGCGAATATGTAGCCTGCTCGTCGGCAGACCCTAATTTACCTGCTGTGGTTGTCCACACTGGTGCTGACATTAACTTACTCCTTCACCAGTATTTATTATGATTATGCTTGGTCGTAGAACGGTATAACTCTTAAAGTTCCGCCTATTTTGATCTTGATATAACCTGTTGGTTGTCCAGGTAATGCATTGGCACCACCCGCTGATCCAACGGTTGTCTGTGTTGCAGTTAAAATGTCTATAACACCTGTTCCGTTTGCACCTAATTGTAAATCTGCGTTTGAGGCATTTGTGCTTACAGTGTTATCGTTGATTGTAACACCATCTAACGTTGATGAACCTGCAACCGACAAGTCGCCTTGTGCGGCCACGTTAGCACCTGTCATCGACAGTGCAGTTGTGTTACCTGATTTAATCTCTAGATTTCCTGACGAGTTGGACAAAATACCAAAACCTGTACCGTCGTCTTTCAAATATATGTCACCGGCACCAGAATCAATTACTACATAACCAGACATATCAAATTCCAAATTTCCTGTTCTTGCTATTTTTTCTGTTTCTAGAACAATGTGTCCAGTACCTTGTGTACCTATTGTTAAGTTGGCATTTGAAGTGTCAGTTGATAAAGTATCTGTTCTTAAAGTTACGAATTCACCCAATGTCGCTTGGAATTCTGCCGCAGTTGCTATGCCACCTAGTACAACGTTCATTCCTGTTGCTGGTGTTAATGTAATTGATCCTGAAGTTGCTGAAAGAACGTTTCCGTCTAATCTTAAATTGTCAACGTTAAATTGTCCAGTCACCGTGCCTGTGCCAGTTACATCTAAATTACTTGCAACTTTGACCGCACCAGTTCCTGCTGGCTCTAAATTGATATCACCATTTGAATCTGTTGTGATAGTACCGTCTGCTGTGATGTTTAAGTCACCTATGCCTAATGTTCCAGGTGCTATGTTTCCAGAGATAGTAACGTTACCTGTTGTAGTCACGTCTGCTGTTGTCAATGTTCCTGATACAGAAGCATTTCCATCAACAGTTAAACCCTCGTTAATGTTGATTATTGAACTGTCATCTGCACTAATACTTGTACCTTTGAATCTTATACCCGATGCTACTATACCACCTGTGCCTGCTGGTGTCAATACTAGATCCGAATTAGAAGCAGTAGTTTTGATTACGTTGTCAGTGATGTTTATGTTCGAGTCTATGGTCACTGCACCTGTCAATGCTGATGTGCCAGTTACTGCTAGGTTTCCTGATACTGTTGCGTTCGTGCCAACTGCTAGTGTTGATGCCATTGTGACTGCACCAGAAACAACAAGTCCTTCGTTGATGTTTACGATTGTAGAATCATCTGAACTTATTGATGTACCTTTGAATTTTAAAGCACCTGCCTTGACTGAACCAGTTCCAGCACCACTTAAAACTAAATCATCATTACTGTTAGACGCTGTGATCTCATTTTGATTAATTGAAACATTTTCAATATTAACATTTCCAGTTCCGTTACCTTGTATGCTTACAGGACCGTTTGTGACTGTGCTTGTTAATACTGTTCCGTCTATTTGTAATTGATCTGCTTCAAATACACCTGTTACTTTAACTTGGTCGCCTGCCGCATTACCTAGGTTGATATTTCCGTTTGCGATAATGTTTCCTGATGCAGTTAAGTTACCTGTAACATTTGTGTTTGATTGTAATTCTATTGTACCTGTTCCGTTTGCCGCAACAGCCACGTTGCCGTTTGTTACGTTTGTTGTGATACTTTTATTGTTGACATCTAGGTTTCCGCCTAACTGGGGAGTAGTATCCTCAACAATATCGTTGGCTTCGTCTGTGTTGCCGTATAATTCTGTAAAGTTTGCATTGATCTTGTTAAACGCCGTTCTTAACGGATCACCTGTACCGTCGTTTGCACTAGAACCAATGTTAATTGTTTGTTTTGCCATTTGCTATTATTTATTTTAGATTCTATAAACCGAATGTAAATTTTTACACTCTAATTAGGGTTTTGAACATTTTATAGGTTACACTATCACTACTTTGTGGCACTATTAATATTCTTACTTGTCCGTTGCTTATGTCAGCAGTGTAAGTGGCCATTTGTACTGTTTGCGAACCAACACTTGATGAATTTATATAAGCATTTGTGCCATCGTGTGTCACAAGTATTTTTGCAACTTCGTATCTTGTTTCAGTGGCGTTAGTTGCACTTACTAGATATTCGGCACTTCTAAAAGTGGCCGCCGTAAAACTGTCCAATGGTTGAACACCAGAAGAGCCTACGTGTGTTACCTGTCTTGAACTAACAGCCGTGTGTGCGTTAAACACAATCATACCTGTACCTTGTGTGATAAGGTTCAAGTCGCTGTTGGTTACCGTGTGTTGTAAAGTGTCTGTGACAATTTCCAAGTTGGCAAAAGTTTTTGCAGAACCGTCAACGTATTCTTTTGTTGCGGCATCTTTTGCTTCTGTTGGTGTTGCTATGTCTGAAATTCTTTCATTCCCAAAACTTATTACACTAGAGTCTGTTGCTGTGATAACGTTGTTGGTAATGTTAAGAGAACCTAATGTTATATTGGATTCTGCGAAATTTATTGCTGAACTATCAGCAGAACTTATTGTTGTGCCGTTGATTGTCAATGCTCCAACAACTATGTTTCCTGTTCCAGATGCATTTAAAACAAGATCATCATTTGTTCTATTGGCAGATATATTATTGTCATTAATTGTTACACCAGGCATCACAATAGCACCTCTTCCGTTTGGTACTAGGTTGATGTTTGCATTGGAAACATTTGAAGATATTTTATTTCCTTCAATCGTGATCTGTGAACTGAATGGCGATGCCTCATACAACTCCGTGAAGTTGGCGTTGATTGATATCATCGCGGTTCTTAGATCATCACCTGTTCCGTCGTTTGCATTAGTTCCTGTGTTGATATTAATACGTGCCATCTTATATGCTTACCTTCACTGTTCCACCATCTCTGTATAATCTTCCTGCCACTCCCGGATCGGAAGTTGGAAGTGCCGCAAAATTTATTTGTGCACCTGTTACGGTCAAATTACCTTGTGTTGTAACATTAGCACCACTCATTGATATTGCAGTGGTGTTGCCTGATTTTATTTCTAAGTTACCTGCGGAGTTGGACAAAATACCAAAGCCTTGACCATCGTCTTTCAAATATATGTCACCGCTACCGGCATCAATTACTACAAAACCAGATGTGTCAACTGTTAGGTCACCTGTTCTCGCTACTGTGGCTGATCCCAACTCTATGGCTCCTGTGCCATTTGCCGACAATGTCAAGTCACTGTTTGTTGCGATCGGTGTTATTGCGGCATTATTAATT